GTCCAAAATCTACTTTAACTACATTGCCTTCAACTGCTTTTGTAATCTCAGGGTCTGTGATTCCTTCTTCTTCAATCCACTCTTCGCCTGCAAGTCTGAACTGTATTGCTGCAACGCCTCTGTCGTAGGCATCTTCAGCGTCCGTACGGATCATATCGAGAACACCTTCTTGGATAATCATAGCCGCATCGAAGTCTTCATCCTCTTCGTACGTCTTGTGTGTAGTATCATACGCAGAGAGGGTAAATTCTCCATCTCCAGTAGACCGAAGAATGATATAGTACCTGTCAGGTAAAAGTGACAAGGCTTCCATGCTCTGCTGAATGTCGTTATCGTTTGCCATTTTTTTTATACCAATCTGTAGGGATTGAGCCTTCAGCCCATATAAAACCGTGTCTTTCACACCAAGCAGAATACGTTGTCTTGCTGCCCTTGTAAATCTTATTCGATGCTCTTAGGAAAACAAATCGAATATCTAACTTAGGATGTTGCTTTTTAACTAACAGCATTTTAACTCTGTCGTCTTTAGTCAGATGTCCTTTTGCTTCTACATATATCTTTGACTTTTCTAGGTAGAAGTCTGGAGTATAGTGTCTAGGTTCGGGTATGTACTTAAACCGTTCTTCCTCGTACTTAAACGGTACGGAGTTTTCTGTTAAGGTTCGAGCAATGTTCAACTCAAACTGTGACCTATATCCTGCTTTTTTCAAAACTCTAGTCCAATCGATTGAAATCTTTTTATCAGATACCCTGCCAGTTTGGGGGATAGTTTTTCTATGTTTGTAAGTTCTGTTGTTAAAGGGTGCATCGGCACACATACATAGGCTCCCGCGTAAGAAATTCTGCTTATCTTTTGTAATTCTTCTTCTACAGTCTTTATGTCTCGCGCTTCGGTTTCAGAATGTAATGATCCTTCCTTACTATAGTTGTTGACAAGGGTCAGGGGCAAGCCATTCTCGTGAATACGCATCTGGCATATGCGCCTTTCCCCGCCAGCTTTCTTTTCAGATTCGATGTAGATGTGATACAAGCTTTTATTCATGTGCATCAAATCTACTTCGTAGTTTTTAACAAACAAGTACGGCATTAGAGTTCTTTCTTCTTCAAGGTAGAGTACCATACCTGTGGCGGTGACTTTGCTCGTGATGTTACTCTATTGTGCAAGATAGCGTTAGGCCAGCAGTGATGGCGATAGCCGCACAGGTTGCATTCACGAGGCAGCAACTTATTGCCTGTAGATATTACCTCACCTTTGTTCTTGTAGGTTTCGGCAACTGGCTTGTACGGCTTGAAAGGCTTCACGTCGGTTTTGTTAAGGAACTTGATACGATCCGCCGCATCCTTCAAATAATGTTCTTTGTCTTCTTGTGACCAGTCCGGTACCTCGACTACGGCAACCATACCGCTAGACTTGTTGACAACGATCCATCCGCCGAAAGGTAGACCGACTGCTTCACTGTACAAGAACCCTTGCATCAGGTAACCAAATGGATCATCTTCCTTTAGTTTATCATAGCCACCAAGTCCGGTAAACTTATAGTTGAACGCCCAGTCACTTGCAGACTTGATATCCCAGACTTTATCTTGGCCTAATTCGTCACGTAAAATTACGTCTAGGGTTCCCTTGATCTTCTCTCCAGCAATCTCTAGTTCTACTTGCTTCTGGTAATCAACGATCTCGACACCAGCCTCTTGCATAATTGCCATCAAGATAGATTCAGTTAAGTCACCAAACATGAATCTAAACAATGTGTTATAGGACATGTCTTCTTTGATGCCGTGTTTATCTAAGACTTGTTGACAAAGAGGGCGACCCAAGCCAGACATACGAATACGGTACTTACCCCTATCAGAAGTAAGCTGCTTTACAATAGATTCCTGACAATCTTTTTTAAAGGTTTCGAGAGTCTCAGGGGAGACAGTTGTTTCCCCCCTGAGAGCCTTAGACATGTAGTCCTGTATTTTAAGCAGCGTTAGCATTATCAAAGTCCGCTGCCAAATCGATGTCGTCATCGTCAGCGAGAAGCTTTGCTGCCTCACGATGCTGGTTCATAACATTCTCGTTATGACCCTTCACGGTATCAACAAACTTAGACATCAACTCTTTATCTTCGTCAGAGATGGTATCAACTACGCCCTTCAAGGTTGGCATCGGTGTCCAGTAAGTCACACTACCGTTCTTGTGTCGGTTTGTGGCTAAGTTGATTTCACACTTCTGCATGATCTTGTTCTGCTTAGTCAAGTTGTTGATGAAGTCGTTCATCGGAATGAAACCAGACCGCTTGAAGTAAGCTACTACTGGCTCGTCCTTGATCTCTACTTCATTGCCGTCAGCGTCCTTAAACGTGCCGGAAATCTTAGAGTAAAGAATCTGATTGCAGCTAACCGAACGAGATGTAAGGTAAGCAACATCATCTTTGGCTAGACGGCTTTCCTCATCACGAGTTAAGCGACCACACTTGTTTGTGCCGATTGTGTCGGGGAACATCCCTGACAAGGTTGTCTTCTGAACCGACTTGCAAGAAAACGTACCGCTTTCCTGATCCCACATGCTGTACTCAAAGGTACGAAGGATTGGGCGAAGAACAACTTCTTCAGCGTAGATGAATCGACCATCTACATACATCTTCCATGATCCACGAGTTAGAGACTTGCCGTCTTCTGTCTCTGCATCATAGTTGATGTTAATTCGTGGTAATCCTTTTTGACCAGTCTGTTTAACTGACTGACCACTTGCTTCCATCAACGCTGCGCTATCGTCTGCATTGAAGGCCGCTACAATTGCGTCCATATCGTCCATTACTGCTAAATCTGTCCCTGTATCCATGATTTTTTCATGCTCCTGTTGTTAGGGTTGTAGACTGATACTACAGGTCTACCTCTGTTAAGTCAAGCCAGTTTTTTCCTATTTTTAACTCTATTCCGACTGGCATATCGAATTTTACATTGTACCTTGAGATTGTTTCTTCAGGTAGCGACATCATAGCATCCGCCATCAGCTTGATACAAGTGTCTTTTTCACTTGGGTGTACATCAACAACAATCGAATCGTGTACAGTGTTGCAAATAACTGAAATCAGTTTTTCTTCCATAAATACTTTTTGTAGCCTGACTAGGGCAATCGGAAGAAGGTCAGCGGTTGCAAATCCCTGCACCGGATAGTTGCAAATTGCAGTACGATTTGTAGCCGTACCCCACTTAGTCCATCGGGCATCGGGAAAGGCGTACTGTCTACCGCTTGGGAGTGTGATTAATCTCTTCTGGACGGCCTCTCGCTGGAGTTGTTCGTGCCAGACTGTAACTCCTTCGTACTTCTCTTTAAAGGCTCTGTAGTAGCGTTGTTGGGCGTCCGTGCCTGTAACACCACCATATAGCGGCTTAAAGGTGTGTGCCTTTGCATCCTGTCGGCTGCACCCGATAATACTGGCAGTATAGCTGTGAACATCCGTACCCTCATTAACATCTATGTAGGCTTGTGCATCCTTTGCAAGGAAACCTGCTACACGAAATTCTAGCTGCGAGTAATCCCCTTCAAGTATAAAGCCATTCTCGAAACGGCTCTCGACAACCTTCCGTATAGCGAAGGTATTTCCACGCGGCATATTCTGAAAGTTAGGATTGCGGCTCGAAAGGCGACCCGTCGCCGTAACACACTGCATAAACTCTGGATGTATAAAACCATTCTCATCAACATTGTTTTTCATTCCTTCTACAAAAGTTGACAGGTAAGTACGAAGGGCGTTGTAGCGCACATAGGCTACAACAAAATCGTAGGCGTCACCCGACAAGTCAGTCTGTCGGTTTTCTAAGGTAACCTTGTCGGTTTTGAATCCGGCGGATGCCGTGTCCATCGGATCACGCGGAACCAACTTGAAGCCAGCAACCTCACCGGTAGAAACGTAGATAACTCCTGTACCGCTGCACGGCTTGCACACACGAATTGCTTTACCTAGTGTGCCGTCTTTCTTTAGGGGGCTAACGCGACCTTCGCCACGACAGGCAGAACACTGACTGCCTCGTGTCTTCTGTACAACCTCTGTCATATTTCGAACAGCGGCGTTGAACTCTCCACGCTTCATACGTGTGCGAAGCTTTGGCTTCATAGTAGTGCCACGCTTTTCGTGACCCAAGTTAAACACACGCGACCA